ATTGGAGGTTTCAACGGCTGAAACGCCTGAAACCTTAATGCTGGATGAATTCAATAATTCAAAACTCTATGCTGCCTTTGACAAATTGACAGACATTCAAAAGCAAAGATTATTAATGCTTGCCAATGGAATGTCTGTTCGAGAAATTGCTCGAAGAGAAGGTAAAGACCACAAAACCGTTCTGGAGTCAATAGAAGCAGCACGAAAAAAAATAAAAAAGTTTTTATAAACACCCCCCCAAAAGGCCCCCTTTTTCTGCCTTTAGTGAAAGGACTAAAAAATCACCCTTTCAGAAAGAAGGTATCGTATGAAGCACAACTTACAGATTAGTGTTTCAAAAAAACCGAAATACGGAGGCATCGTTAGCTGTCGCAGTATCTCGGTAAGGGAGCGTGTTTTGAGGTTTTTGCTTGGTTCGCCTACCAAGCTCACAATTCTCGTTCCCGGCGACAGCGTAGAACAGCTGTCAATTAATGAAGTTCCGGGAGGTGAAAATTATGAAACTGTATGAAGTGAACCAAGCTATCGAAGACATCTTTGAAAGAATGGTTGACCCTGAAACAGGCGAAATCATCGGTGATGATGCTCTTATGGAAGAACTCGCATCCCTTCAAATGGAACGAAGCCGTATCCTTGAGTATCTTGCAAAGCTCGTTCTGAATAACAAGGCTGACATTGCATCCATCAAGGAAGAAGAACGCAGACTTCGTGACAGGCGCGGTGTTCTTGAACGCAAAACAGACAAGCTAATGGAAATCCTCGACAGAGAATGTGCCGGACAGAAAACCGACTGTGGAGTTGCGACTTTCTGTTATAGAAAAACATCAAGAGTTGAGGTTTCAGATCTTGATTCTGCCGTGGCATGGCTTGATGAAAATGGACACGCTGATTGTTACCGAAGACCCGCCCCGGAAATTAGCAAAACCGAAGTAAAGAGACTTCTCACAGAAGGAACAGACATCCCCGGCGTGGATTTAGTACAGGATTATTCCTGCAGTTTGAGATAGGAGGATTTATATGCTTAAGATTACGGACGGAAAAATCAAAAGAGCACAAAAGGTTGTGCTGTACGGAAGTGAAGGTATCGGTAAAAGCACATTTGCTGCGAAGTTCCCAAACCCTCTCTTCATCGATACTGAAGGTGGAACATCCCATATGGATGTTCGTAGAATTGAAAAGCCACAGACTTGGGATGAACTGATTGCAGTTCTACAGGAGGTTTCTATTACAAAGAACCTCTGTGAAACCCTTGTGATTGACACGGCAGATTGGGCAGAACAGCTCGCCATTTCTCACATTTGCACCAAGTACAAAAAGACGGGACTCGAAGAGTTCGGCTATGGTAAAGGATACACATATCTTGCAGAAGAGTTCATGTCTTTCTTTACTGTACTCGACAAGATTATCGCTTCGGGAGTCAATGTCGTTGTGACCGCCCACGCAAAGATGCGTAAGTTTGAACAGCCGGATGAAATGGGTGCTTACGACCGTTGGGAAATGAAACTCTCCAAGCAGGTCGCACCGCTTTTCAAGGAATGGTGCGATATGCTTCTGTTCCTCAATTATCAAACCTTTGTTGTGGCAACAGAAAACAAATCCGCAAAGGTTCAGGGTGGTAAGCGTGTCATCTATACAAGCCATCATCCGTGCTGGGATGCAAAGAATAGACATTCGTTGCCGGATGTTATGGATTTGGATTTCGGCACTATCGCTCACCTTTTCGGAGGTGAGGTTGCGCCTACAAAAGAGGACACAACCACCAAACTTTTATTGATGCTCTCCGATGCGGATATTACCGCTGAAGAGTTGCAGCGAGTGGTCGGTGAAAAAACAAAGATTGATGCTTCCACACCTATCACAGCATACACAGATGAGTTCATCAACGGATGGATTCTGAAGTATTGGGAGCAGATTAAAAATATGATTATGGCTAAAAGAGCCGAAGTAAACGGAGGTAACGAGAATGTATAACGAACAGAACAATATGTGCATGGATTGGAACGATGCAATTGAAAACGATGGTCAGGAATATGTCCTTTTGGAAGAGGGCGACTACAACTTTGAGGTAGTGGAATTTGAGCGTGGCAGATATCCCGGCTCGGCAAAAATCCCTGCTTGCAACAAAGCTGCACTTACCCTTGCGGTCATTACCGAAGACGGCAAAAGAGCAACTGTAAAGTTCGACCTTATTCTTTTCAGAACCCTTGAATGGAGAATTTCGCAGTTTTTCCGTTGCATCGGTCAGAAGAAGCATGGTGAGCGCCTTGTTATGAATTGGAATACCGTTCTCGGTTCTAAAGGCAGAGCAAGATTCAAGCCTCGCAGTTATATCAATCGTGATGGCGAAGAAAGACAGACAAACGATGTTGTGACATTTTACGACTATGATGCTTCCTTCTTTGCAAATGAACCTCAATGGACAGAAATCACCGATGACGATGAACTCCCTTTTAATTAAGGAGGTATCGCCACATGATGCAACTTCGACCTTATCAGACTGAGGCGAAGGAAGCAATTTTGCACGAATGGGAAACGGGGCACCAACGCACATTGTTGGTGCTCCCAACCGGGTGCGGAAAGACTGTTGTTTTCGCCAAAGTCGCAGAAGAACAAGTAAACAAAGGTCGGCGCGTTTTGATTATTGCTCACAGAGGTGAGCTTTTATCACAGGCTGCCGACAAACTCAAATCAGCAACAGGACTTGACAGCGTTCTTGAAAAAGCAGAAAGCACTTCACTTGGAAGTCCTCTTCCCGTAACCATAGGTTCGGTGCAGTCTCTTGCACAAGAGAAGCGTCTTGCAAAATTCCCTGCGGATTACTTTTCTGACATCATCGTTGATGAGGCACACCATTGTTTATCTGATAGTTACCGCAAGGTATTAGACCATTTTTCGGCAGCGAATGTTCTCGGTGTTACTGCAACCCCGGACCGTGGTGACATGAAAAACCTCGGAGAATATTTTGACAGCCGTGCATATGAATACACAATGACCCGTGCAATTAGAGAAAAATATCTATGCCCCATAAAGGCACAGATGATTCCTCTTGAACTTGACATCAAAGATGTTTCTATCTCCGGTGGGGACTTCAGCGTTGGCGATATTGGATTTGCACTTGAACCTTTCTTGGAGCAGATTGCAAGAGAAATGTCACACTACTGCGAAGGAAGAAAAACGGTGGTGTTTTTACCGCTTATTTCAACAGCACAGAAATTTTGCGAGATTCTGAAAAACTATGGAATGAAAGCTGTCGAGGTCAACGGCAATAGCGATGACCGAACCGAGGTCTTGCAGGATTTTGAAAACGGAAAATACGATGTGCTGTGCAACTCTATGCTTCTTACCGAGGGTTGGGACTGTCCCTCTGTTGACTGTGTAGTTATCCTTCGTCCTACAAAGATGCGAGGACTTTATCAGCAGATGGTTGGGCGTGGAATGAGGCTTCATCCCGGCAAGGAAAATCTGCTTCTTTTGGATTTCCTTTGGTTAACCTCAAGACATGATTTGTGCAGACCATCTGCCCTGATCAGTAAAGACACGGAAATCGCAGAGAAAATAAATGACCAAATGAAAGACTGCGAGTATGGTGTTGACCTTATCGAAGCCGAAGAACAAGCCGAGCGTGATATTCTTGCAGAGCGTGAGGCGGCATTGGCACAGCAACTTGCAGAAATGAGAAAAAGAAAGCGTCAGCTTGTTGACCCGTTGCAATATGCCCTTTCCATTGCAGCAGAAGACTTGATTGGTTATGTTCCTACCTTTGCTTGGGAAATGGCACCGCCTTCTGAAAAGCAATTGGAGTTTCTCGAAAAGCGTGGCATATTCTCCGAGAGTGTTGAAAACATGGGCAAAGCAAGTATGCTCATCGACAGGCTGAAGCGTAGACAGGAAGAAGGTCTCGCTACCCCAAAACAAATCCGCTGCCTTGAGCGTTATGGTTTTAGGCAGGTTGGCACATGGCTTTTTGAGGATGCAGGCAAAATGATATCAAGACTTGCCATGAATGGATGGAGAGTTCCTTACGGTATAACCGTTCACACATATAAACCATAAGACGGGAGGCACACAATGAATAACATATTATCAGCATTAAATGCCATAGATGTGGCATCACTTAATTACCAAGAATGGCTTTCTGTCGGCATGGCACTCCATTCCGAAGGATTTGACTGGTCGGTTTGGGATACTTGGAGCAGAAATGACAGACGCTATCATCCCGGTGAGTGTGAACGAAAATGGAGGGGCTTTAGTAATGTTTCATCTCCTGTTACAGGTGGCACGATTGTGCAATTAGCGAAGTCCCACGGCTGGGTTTATCGCAGCGAAGACGGCATTATGGATTGGGAGGATTCCATTTTGGAAGATGGTGATGGTTTTACACCATATATCTCTTCACAAACAGAATCACCAACAACACAACTTTTGACTTACCTTGAAACCTTGTTCGACAAAGATGATTATGTCGGTTATGTCACCACCGATGTTTGGCAGGACAATGAAGGCAGATGGCTTCCAAAGAAAGGTGTATATAATCGCACAGCCGGAGATTTGATTGCTTCATTAAAAAAGCATCCCGAAGATTTAGGTGCTTCCATCGGAGATTGGAAAGCAGACTGCGGAGCTTGGATACGCTTCAATCCCGTGGATGGCGAAGGTGTCAAAAATGACAATATAACAAAGTTCAAATACGCACTTGTTGAATCTGATTCTATGCCGATTGCTGACCAAGATGCTATGTATAGGAAATTGGAACTTCCTATTGCTTGTTTGGTTCATAGCGGTGGAAAGAGTCTTCATGCGATTGTCAAGGTTGACGCGGAAGACTACAACGAATACCGAAAGCGTGTAGAGTTCCTTTATGACTTTCTTGAGAAAAACGGAGTTGTTGTTGACAAACAAAATCGCAATCCCTCTCGTCTCTCCCGTATGCCGGGTGCAACAAGAAACGGAAATCAGCAGTATTTGGTAGCCACAAATATTGGAAGAAAGTCTTGGGTCGATTGGCTTGATTTTGCCGAAGGAATATCGGATGAACTGCCGGGACTTGTTTCCCTTGAGGATTTCAAAGAGAATCTTCCCACTCTTCCCGAAGAACTGATAAAAGGAGTACTTCGCTGCGGACACAAGATGCTCATCTCCGGCTCATCAAAGGCAGGAAAAAGTTTCTTGCTTATGGAGCTTTGCATTGCAATAGCTGAAGGCAAACCGTGGCTCGGCTTTCCTTGTAAGAAAGGAAGGGTTCTTTATGTGAACCTTGAAATTGACCCCGCCTCTTGCATAATGCGTTTCATGAAGATTTACGAAGCACTCGGTATCAAGAAACAGAACATGGATAACATTGTGATTTGGAACTTGCGTGGTCATGCGGTGCCTCTTGATAAACTCGTCCCAAAACTCATTCGTAGAGTTCGAGACCAACACTATGATGCAATCATTGTCGACCCGATCTACAAAGTTATAACCGGGGATGAAAACAACGCTTCAGACATGGCTTCATTCTGTAATCAGTTCGACAAAATTTGTACCGAAACAGGCTGTGCAACAATTTACTGCCATCATCATTCCAAAGGTGCTCAAGGGGCAAAGAAAGCAATGGACAGAGCGAGTGGATCGGGTGTTTTTGCAAGAGACCCGGATGCCCAACTTGATATGATACAGCTTGAACTTTCGGAATCACAGATGAATACCCTGCGTGATGGCAACTCAACAGCGTGGAGATTAGAATGCAGTCTCCGAGAGTTTGAGAACTTCAAGCCTGTCAACTTTTGGTTTGAATATCCTATTCACCGAATAGACACTCAAGGAAATCTTGATGCTGCATACACCGAAGGAAGTATAGAAGCAGCACGAGCAAAGAACAAGAAATGTACTACCCTCGAAGAACGCAGAGATTCACTTGATACTGCTTTTCAGGCTTGCTCCTTTATGCAACCTGTTACCATAACGGCAATGGCTGAATATTTAGGTGTGACTGACCGTTGCATACGGGACAGATTAAGAGAAGCAAAAGACATTTATTGGACAAAAAACGGAACTGTCGGAAGACATGAAAACTAAAAAACGGAAAACTGTAAAATCGCAGTTTTCTTCCGTGAACGGAAAACCTATTATATATAGTCACTTCCGTTCCGTGCGTTCTCGTGTGTGGGAAAGGCTGAAAGCCTGCCTTTCCACACAGCGTAACGAAGAGTCAAGGATTTTCCGACAGATAGGAGGACATATGGAATTTTTTATATCAATGAATCCACCGACCGCCACAGCACAGATGAAGCAGGTTCGAGTGGTTAAGAATAAACCGATGTTTTATGACCCGCCTGCGGTTAAGGAAGCAAAGAACGCTCTTCTGGCTCATCTTGCAGTACATAAACCTAAAGAACCGCTTACGGGTGCGATTACCCTCCGTGCATTGTGGCTCTTCCCAAGAGGCAAAAGTCATAAAAACGGAGAGTGGCGAATTACAAGACCCGATACAGATAACCTTCAAAAAATGCTTAAGGATTGTATGACCCAATGTGGATTTTGGAAGGATGATGCACAGGTAGTCCGTGAAATCACAGAAAAAAGATGGTCGGATGAACCCTGTGGCATTTATATCGAGGTCAGCGAAATGGAGGAATGAATATGGGTTACTACAATAAAAATGCCGAAGGATATGCTGACCCTACTGCCGGAGCTGCCATTGCAAATATCAGAAGAGTAGAACTTAAGGAAAAACGGGTAGCTCTTCGCAAAGAACGAAAAAAGAAGCATATACAAAAGACTATTATTAAGGAGGATGGCAAAAATGACCGCTAAAGAATATTTAGGTCAAGCATATAGACTCGACCAACGCATAAATGCCAAGTTAGAACAAGTTGTGTCTTTGAATCATCTTGCAACGAAGTGTACATCGACAATTACCGGGATGCCAAGAACCCCAAATAGTAGCACTTCAACTATGGCAGATGTCATTGCAAAAATTATCGATTTGGAAGCAGAGATAAATTCGGATATCGACACACTCGTTGATTTGAAGCAAAGCATAATGCGAATTATAAAACGGGTTTCCAATCCCGAATACCAGACCCTTTTGGAACTTCGATATTTATGCTTTAAGACTTGGGAGCAGATTGCCATAGATATGAACTACGGAATAGACAACATATTCAAGCTCCATAAAAAGGCTCTTGCAATGGTTGTACTTCCCGAAGCTTTACAGTAAAATCCATTGAATTACAGCCGTATATTGTGGTATTATTATAATAGCAAAAAAGCATAACACGACAAGCCTTGTGGGAGCACCCAGCTCCTACGAGGCTTTTCTTATGCACAAAAGCGAGGTGAAGACAATGCCCAAGAAACCCAAGCGTCCTTGTTCACACCCCGGCTGTCCACAGCTTACATATGGGCGGTTCTGTGAGGAGCATCAGCGTAAGGAAAACAAACG